TGCAGGTCAGAAGAACCCGCGGTAAGCGGACCCATATAGGCGTTGTAGCCCTCGTTAGCGAGCCCCTGACCTTTGCCAAGCATTTCGGTAACATAGGGACCAGCCCAAGAGGATAGAGAAGACTCTCTACCAGTCTCTTGCCCTACGATAGGGTCGGCGGTTGTCGGGGTAACGTCTACAGGATCAGCCATGGTTCACCTCACTCAGGTAAGAATTTGTTGGGGTCAATTTGCTTACCCTGTTTCTCGTTTCCAGTACGCGCTTTACGCACACGGTCCATCATGCCCTTGAGCAATTTGGCCCCTGCATCAGAGTTACCGTTACCGAGGTGACTTACAACGTCCGCAGGAATGACAAACTCACCATCGCTCAGACGCGCTTCTTGTTTGCCGTCAATACGTGCAGGGACTTCATCTGCCATACCATCACTGGCACCGTCGAGGTATTTGCCCTCTTTTAGACTAGCGAGGCCACCCGCGGCTAGTTGTTGTACAGGAGCTTGTACAGGAGCTTGTTCAGGAACACGCGGACCTCCGGGGCGTCTTTGGTTCGCTGGGTTAGCCGCGTTCAGGGCCGCAAGTCCTTCAGCAGACATTGGGGTCGCAGGTGTAGCGCTCTTAGGAGCATATTGCGCTTGTGTGAAGTATCGCTGACCACCACTTCCGGGGCGTCGGTTCGGGTCATAGGTGCCCGGAACTGTCTGACGCTGTACCTCGTAGTCTGGGATGCCACCTTGATAGCCCGTCGGAGCTGACTGCGCCTGCATTGCACCCGACTTATCTAAAAGATACCCACCACCTGCAGTGACGAGACCTTTAAGCCAGTCAGTCTCGCCGTCATTGCCGGTAAAAATTTTAAGCAGTCCATCGAGGTAGCTCGCCATTACATATCTCCAAGTATTCTTAACAACATATCAGTTTCGTCCTCAACCTGTCCACCCTTAGCAAACCCACTTGCGCGACGTGGTAGCAAGGACGGAGCCGACGAAGTGTTAGCGATCTGCTGCCGAGGGCGCTCTGCCCGAGTACCTCCGTACGGACTACCAAACAACTGCGCCTGCGACGGTGTAGCGAAGATGCTCTCACCACCAATATCATACAGGTAGTCGATGTTCATCGGGTCGGGTGTTTTAACAGTAACTTGCTGCCCCGCGGCGTCACCTGCAGATGTGATTTGCTGCATCATGGCGTTGACATTCTGCTCCTTAGAAAGGATGTCCCTACTCGTGTCAATATTCGTGTTAATCTGCGTATTCATGTCGATGATGGCATCCAACGTGGTCTGCGTATCTGTTTCTTGCTGCAGGTAAAGCCCCGTTGCCGGGTCAAACATGGACGTGTCCGCAAAGGTAATGTCTTGATCACCCTGTAGCGCACCCTCTAACATGTTTTGGTCGTTTATGTCAAGAACACCATCGCCTGTAACGTCGTACTGCTGTATCGTCTCTGCTGCTACATTTTCCTGCGCAATCAAGTCGATGACAAAATCAACGTCAGTCTGTGTCACCTCACGCGCAGGTTTGCCAATAAGATCAGCTACCGTCTGGATGTCGGCACCTAGGTTTGTCTCAACATCAGTGATCTGCTCACCAAGGCTAGTCTCAACATCCCCGATCTGACTCATCAGTGAGGCTTCTGTCTCATCAATAGCGGTAAGGAGTTCGGTTCGCCCTACATCGAATGCGTTTGCCAGCTCACCTATCGCAGTTTGGGTAGCCTCATCGCGAGTCATACCCGCAGCTTCATTTGCCTCAATCAGCGCTAGGAGGTCCGTTTTAGCGTTCGCAAGCTCACCGGACAGTTGTTCAGTGGACGCATCAATACGACCACCAAGTTCTGCCTCTGTGAGTCCAAGCTCTGCAAGTATGTCCGCTTCCGTCTGACCTAGCTCGGTGGACAGCTGCTCAAGGGCCAACGACATAGCGGTGTCACGGTCTACACCTGATGCTTCGTATTCTTCGACAAGGGCCGCAAGGTCGTCTACCCCCGTAGCCACTCCACCAATGTCTTCCTCTAGCGCCGACAAGCCCGCAGTGAACTGGTCTGACAACGCTTCCTTAGTAGTGTCGAGTTCTGCTAGGAGCGCTTCCTCGGTAGTCCCAAGGTCTGCTGCCAGCTCGGCTAGGGCAGTGTCGACATCACCTGCGTTATCCTCAATCAGCTTAGTGAGGTCTGTCTCTAGCGCCGACAAGCCTGCGGTGAACTGGTCTGACAACGCTTCCTTAGTAGTGTCGAGTTCTGCTAGGAGCGCTTCCTCGGTAGTCCCAAGGTCTGCTGCCAGCTCGGCTAGGGCAGTGTCGACATCACCTGCGTTATCCTCAATCAGCTTAGTGAGGTCTGTCTCTAGCTCGGATATTGCCCCCTCGAGGGTTCCTGTGGCGGCGTCTACAATACCTTGCACGTCATCCGCAGACAGGTTGTTCATATCCCCAAGAGCTGTGGTTATCGCAGTGTTCACGTCTTCTGCGGATAGATTCTCAAGGCCCGATATGGCGTCGTTGATAGCCGCGCTTACGTCTTCCGGGCTAGCCCCTACCGGCAGGGCATCCACCGCGGCTTTTACATCGGTGACCGCGCGGTCAATAGCTGCCACTTCAAGCCCAAGATCACCAAGCGCGTCAATCATGTCGCCCTTGACAGTCTCCAGCGCCTCTCTCATCTCATCAGATACGCCGACTTCTCCGGTAAAGTTGTCGAGAATCTCCATGATAGAGTTGTAGCGTGCAGTGGGTAGGTTTTCCTCTGCCCTGCCGGTAAGGTCGGTCTCCATATACTGCCCGATTAAAGACTGGATATCCGCATCGGTTGGGCGAGACAGTCCCAAGTCCGCATAGGCTGCGCTAACCTCATTGGCGTCAACCATACGTGGGTCAACGTAGGTCTCAACGCGCTTTGGAGCAGTTTTCTCGAAACTACTACCGCCCTGACCTACAAACTGGGCGAGCTCTTGTTTCGTGGGAGTGTACCCGAGGTCTTCGTAGAACTTACGGGCTTCGGCCTCTGTAACCTGACGGGGGTCCACGTACGCGTTGATAGCGGTCTTTTGTGTGTTTTCGGGTTTAGCGCCGACAAACTGGTCGATCTGCGCCTTCGTGGGGGTGAACCCAAGGTCGCTGAAGAACTTTTCTGCTTCCGCGTACGACGTTGCCTTCGGATCGTACTCTTTTCTGATGCTCGTGACCGCGGAGTTTTCGTTCTTCCGACCAACGTACGCGTCAGCCTGCTCATCAGTGAGTGTGATACCCTCTGCGAAGGCCGCTGCCTTTACCTCGTCTGCATCCAAGAACCGTGGGTCTACGTATGCTGCAACATCTGCAGCGAGTTTAGCCTCGTCCCGTGTGCCCGCAAACTTGGCGATCTCTGCATCTGTAGGTGTAAACCCCGGATTCGCCTTGACGAACATATCGCCCGCTTCAGTCGTAGTGACAAACTGAGCGTCGTAAGTCGTGTTCAGCAGGTTATTCAGCACCTCGGTGTCTGAAATACCCATACCCTGCAGAGCCTTTTTTAACTCGTCGGGGTTCTTATGCGTGGCTGTGGTAGTCCCGGGAGGGGCATACTCTGGATACACAAGGTTCTGTACAGTAGGGCTTGTGCGGATCAACATATCTGTTACGGGGTTCCCAGTGCTCTGGAAAACATTTTCTCCGAGGACTAATGAGCCCGCGGTACCTCCACCAGCAAGGCCCCCAAGGATAGCTCCCTGAGAGATGTCCGCAGGAAGTGACGCCAAAACTGACGGGTCATCTCTACCAACCCACAGTCCGACTGCCGCTGCGGTACCACCTTCTTCCGCGGCCTCCTGACCGGATTCTTTTACAACCGCCTCTACGCCATCAACAAACCTCTTAAAGGCGGTAGAATCTGCGTTGCTCGCCTTCGTTATTAACTTTTCGAAGCTGTTTGCGTTGATTAACCCCATGGTGATCCCAGTGATCATCATGTTTGTCACGCCACCGAGCATCCCGGCGTTTTGTGCGTATTCTCTAGCGTCGGCCTCTACTTGCTGCCGCTGTGGTGGGTCCATACCATCTCGCATGTTCATGCGGATGTACGACTCGTACGCTACGTCTACCCCTTGCTGTGCGCCGCCCCCAAAAGCCTCTATGAAGTCTAGTACTACCCCAGCCCCAACACCTAATTTTGTTGCCAAGGACTCGGCTATCTCTTTGCCCGCGGCTTTGGAGATAGCTAACGAACCGCTTTTAACCCACAACCCTGCTCCAAGTACCGGGAGCTCCTGCATAACCTCGGAGGCAATAAATTCGTTAAAGAACATGCCGGGGGCGTTAGCTATGCCCCCAAAAACCGTCTTGGCACCACCGACAAAACTGTTGGCCTTCTCTTCTGCGTAGGCATCCGCAGCGGCGTTAAATTCAGAAAGCTCGGTTTTAGACATGCCACGAAGGTCAGACTTGGCAACATATTCCGCGCGGTATTCAGCAGCCGTGTTTGAACGGGCGTCTGTGTATCCTTGGTTGTAGTCCGCTAACGCCTCTTGATACTGCGGCGAGTGCATGTCCATCCCAGTTTTCTCTAGGAAGGTAGCCGCTTTGCCGAGCCACGTGTTCGGTATGTCTAGGTCAGACGTGCCTAGCCAGTTTGAGGCAACGTTCGCATAGTTGAATGTTTCGGCTAGCTGTCCGATCGCACGGACGCCGAGCCCAACAGTATCCTTTAGCAGGTCGCCAGGGTTGTCAAAATCGTAGGGGCTATCCTTAGTATAGACCTTATTCACGATGTTCTGGGACACCGCATCCATGGCTTTGTATTCCGGCGGAGTGTACCCCGCATCGTAGAACGCATCAATTACCTCCGGAGGCAGCATCCCCTGCTCTCTGGAGTCCAGCATGTCACCGACCGGAAAATACCGTTGCATGTACGCGTCGTCGTACCCACCGGCTTCTTTTATGACGTTCTGTATCTCACGGGTTATCGGTGTCGTGCCGTCTAGTGTGAACGTCTTACCTGTGTATGCAACTGGCTGAGACATTACGCCATACTCGCGGTCATACACCGTAAGAGACATAGCTAGGTCTTCGTCACCGATACGCTTTTTGTAGGCCTCAAAATCCTGCACCATGTCATCGTATTCGACAGTGCCGTCTACGAGTTTACCCAGCGTGGGATCACGGTAAGGGGTGACGTTATACCCAGCGTCTTTGAGTGCCTTAAAATGCACTGGAAGAATAACCCCACCCTGCGGTGCTTCATCGCCGAGGATGTTAGCCATGTCTGCAGTGATGCGCCCCAAGAACTCTACCGGGGCTACTTTTTCGCGCAGTGCGGACATTGTCGGAGCATCGTAGCTTTTGGCTCCGGCCATAGACTCAGCGTAGGGGTCTACTTCCTGCCGACCGCCGGGAGTCTCTACAAAATAGCGATTGGTTGCAGCGTCGTACGAATACTTGTCACCAAGGTCTTTTGGGTCAAAGACCTGCGCATTGCCTTGGTTCCTTAAATAGTGGTCGAATACGTCGGCGTTTTTGTCTAACCCATTGAGTTTACGGTACTTATCTTCGTCGATACCGGGACGCAAGGTGAGCGCTACCGCCTTGTCCGCAGCGGATAGGATGGGCTTCAATGCGGCGTCGAGGTCTTCTGTCTTAGAGACCACCCACCCCATGGAGTCGTCGTAGTCTTTCTGTAGGGTCTCGATTTTGCCATTGTTCGTGGTGAACGTGGCTTCGGCACTAGCCAACTGATTCTTGTAGTTTTTGTTGTAGTCTACCTCGAGTGCCGAAGCGTAGTCGTTGTACTTGTCCGCGGCTGCATTGGCGGCATTGGCGGTAGCTTCGGACGGCTTCGCTATATACGCGGCGTTAGCCCGATCATATGCGGCTTTCAGACCATCTTGGGTTTGGATTTTACCCGCAAGCCCCGACTGCAGGGCGTTGTACTTGTCCGCAGCATTTTTGGCGGCGTTTACAGTGTCGTTCAACGCTTTTGCTTTGGCTTGGGCGATGTCATGTGCACCGCTTACTTCATCAATGGCCCTGTTAACTGGCTTATCAATAATAGTCTTGAGTGCCTCCGCCCCCGCAGCCGATATGGACCCAAAGAACGCCTCACCCGCACCGTCGGGGTTACCAGCAAGAGCCTTAGAAACTGCTGCGGTGGTGGCGTTAGTCAGGATAGCCGCTTGAGCGTCGCTAAACCCAGCGTTTTCCGTTAAAAAGTTGTTCATAGCGTCGCCGACGCCAGAGTATTTGGCAATAATACTGCCTAACTGCGTTTCAGATAGATTGCCACCTTCTAGCTCTGCGGCGAGGCCTGCGAAGATCGTATCTTTGACGCCGCCTTGCAGGTCTTCAAACTTGGAGCCGTATTGCTCCTTCATAGTCTCACTGATTTTGCCCATACCCGCAGCGAGGCCGGCCTGCAAGCCGCCGGTGGCGAACGCCTTTAAGGGGTCTTGCCCATACACAAGTGCAGTGGTCGCCGACTTAGTGCCTGCACCTACAATGTTTGCCATTATGGCAGAGCCACCAGCATCTGCTACTGCCTTGGATGCCCACTGCCCCGTTGTAGCGCCGAGTTTACCCCCTGCGTAAGAGATGACCGCTGCCTTAACTGCGTCCCCAATATTGCCCCCCTTAGCGAGTACGGAAGCGCCCTCAATGAGTGGTATAGTCCATAGATACGCTCCACCAGACACAAAAGTAGCCGCAAGTGTAGCGATAGTCTTAATGGGGTCGTCAAGCGCGTATTGAATAACGTTGCCGACACCCTTAACAACAGGCTCGATAATATCGTCAACAACCCAATCAACGACATCGACGACGACGTTCACGACCCCAGTAACGAGGTTCGTAACTCCCTTGACCACTTTCTTGACTACTTTTGCTACAAACGCCATGGTACGCTACTCCGCTTTAATATTTGAAGGGAATTTAAAAAACACGCGGTACCCAGAATCGTCGTCAAACGCAGCCATGTAGGCTTCTACCCCTGCCCCCTGCAACTTTTTCCCTATAGCTTTTGCAATAGGCACCAACGCTTCCCCCTCAAAATCAATAGAGTAATGCGTTACTCCTTTATCCTCTACCAGTTTAAGGTATTTGACGTAGTTCTCTACGTAGTTCCGGGCTGTATCCACGTTAAACGCGCGCCCCACCACTTTGTTCTTGTTGGCCCCGACACCTCTATGGCCGACAAATACTGTGTTACCAACTTGCACTAAGTCTACGTCAGGCATACTTATTTCGTGGGCAAGGCCCACTAACGCGGCCTGCTCCGATACGCCCCCGAGGTCAAGTTGCCCGGCCACCATAGTGAGGATAGTTGGAGCCGGCAGTGGTTCTTGTTTGCTATCTACTACGTTTTCCATGGGGTACCCTCTTGGCGTTGTTGGCGTTGTTGGCGTAAGTATACACGGGAAGCAAAAAACTTACAATTAAGAGCTAGCCTTGTTGAAGCTGAACGTGTCAACCACGGGCGCACATGCGCCTACAGCTGAATTTGTTGGATTACCAAGTTAGCCGCTGGTGAGCTGGGGGCGAAAGCTGTCGCGGGGACGGCCGATAGGGCAACCGCGGTGTCTGTCGCGGCCATCATGACCTCGACGTAGTCCCCCGCGTTCATAGATACTGACTCCGCGACAAACACCGAGGTGTAGACGCCATTGCCAGTAATGCCAATAAGTCGAGACGAGTCTGGAATATCTACACCGTTTTTTCGTATCCACGAGTAGATATTCTTTGCGGAGGCGTTCGTGCTAGAATACTGCAGTGAAGCCGATACGGAGTAAAAGCCGGAGCCCGCGACAACGATACGAGACGCTGGGGTGCCTATAGTAACCCCGTTACTAAGCAGTACGCTACCGAACGCAATCGCATACGGCGTGTTTACAACTGCCGGGGAATAGCTCGTATTCCTAGAAAAAGTGCCGTAGGACTTCTGCTGCTCAATAACGGGGCGGACAAATATCACTCCGTCGGTGGAGCCCACCTGCATAATTAACCCAAGGACTACGACACTTTCAGGTGCAGTAGGTTTGACATTGGTGAAAGCCCCTGCGGTGATGGGCGACGCATATATTATATCCCCTTGTGCGAACGCACTCGTATCAACCCCGCGCACAAACCCCAAAGTAGTGCAGTAGCCCTTTTGCCCAGAATCGGGCAGGTCGTGGGTCATCACCCCCAGAGCATACAGCGTGGACTGCGTACCATCAGCAAGGTACGGAGAAATACTTATTGCGTCGTTTGTGGCCCCGACAAAGCCAACTACAGTCCCGTTAGGGATGGTCACACCTGTGCTGTTCTGCACCCGCGCATACAGTTCTTGGCCAACCTGTTGGACGACCCCATACTCCAAGCCCACTTCCAAAGTAGCATCGGTAGGGTCCCAGTCTACTCTACCTATCTTATGTGGGGCGGCTCCAGACGTAGTATCGAAGTCAATATAATCTACCTCCTGCCCCCAGTCTAACCGCCGCTGCATCGCTTCGACGCGGTTAAAATATAGCCGTAGGATGTTGTTGAGTTGGTCTTGATACTGCCGGCTGTACTGGTCAGTTGCCGACGGAAGCGCTGGAGGCGCTGGGGGGTTAATATCATCCTCGGAGGTGACAATTAGTGCCATTATCGTCTCCCGTCAGGTCGCATGTCGATGCGGGGGGCACCGAGCTGCCACGTCACACCTTCTCCAGTGGACTCGACTTTCATGGCCATCTGACGCCCCCGCACACGGGTGAAAATCTGCCCAGTGAACGCCTCGATAGGTAGCACCGCGGAGCGGGATATGACCCGGCTGTTACTACCACCGACCGATGCAGGATCGTTGTACCCCGAACCTGAGTTAGCCATAGGCAGCAGGGTCATGGTGGCGCTTGGAGCCGCCGCGGTAGAACCGTCGAAACGAATGTCCGGTAGTATGCGCCAGACAAAGGCGAACTGGTGCCCGTCATCAAGGTCGAACTCTGCTGAGGCGATGTAGGCGTGTATGGGCAGTGTCGTACCCGTCTCGTTGTCGTCAACACCCAACTCGTGTTCTACGAGGTTATTGCTGTATGTGGCGCCCAGTGGACGATCTCGTAGTCCAGAGTCCAACCATGCGGTTCGTGACATCGTGCCGTAATACCACACATCCTCCATGTAGTTATACACCACATAGCGGTCATTCTGAGTGACGTCCTGCGAGCAGTAGAACCACCACACCTCGTGGTAGGCCTCGTTAGTACCTGCAACGACCTGCTCGTACTGTTGATCGTTAAAATCTTCGAAGATAAACTTGCGTAGGTCGCACCGTAGGGGCTGCACGCGGCCATCGTACTTATAGAACTTGTCCTTACCCATCCAGTATGCCGTGCCATTGGCGTATGCTACAGCGTTCTGCCCAGCGATAGAGATGTTCTCTCCAACTAACTGCGCGGTCCAGACAACGGGCGCTCCTACGTACTGCAGGGAATATAGCGCCGCATCAGTCCACACGAGCACCTCTTGGCGGGATTGTTTTGCTGCAACAATTTTACTGCCTCGGGAGAGTGTGAGGAACCCTGCCTGCGACGTCACAGACGGCGTCCAGTCCACAGCACTACCTTGGTCAGACCACCGGATCAGCATCGGGTTAACCGTAGCACTGCCAAACTCGTTTGCCCCAAAAGCGAAGACAAACCGGTTAATGTCCGATATCTCAATTAGCTGCTGCGATAATGGCACGTCAGACGCACCGGCCAAAGTAGATAACTCGACACCTCGCGAG